AGCTAATTGTTTATATCTATTAGGTTTTATATCAGGTGTAACCTTATCTGATAAAGGAAATACTCTTTCTCCTTTTTTATTTCGTACAGATGCTAATTTTTTTATATCAAATGTTCCTTTAAAGTGTACCATAAAATCCGAAACAGCAGGAATTTTATGAAGTTTTAAACCATGCACTTGATAAATATTAATTAATCTTTGTAGTATAAAATAATCATGCCATTCTCTATATTGAAGAAATTCTCCTGATACATAAGCACCTCGTAAGTCACCCAATAAATCAATAGGAGGTTGTTTATTTAAATTGAAAGCCATAAAAGAAGCATCATTTTCTACAAAACATATATCAGTCTCAGAAGAAAGTCTTTTAGAAATATCTTCTTTTGTTATTCGTTTTTTAAAATAAGAATCAGCATCTATCCAGACTAACCATCCTGCTTTCTCAGATTGCTCGGCTAATTTAAAAGCTTCTTCAGTTAAAGCAAAAACTTTATGTGACCACTTCACTCCATCTAATTGATAATTATATGGAATAGTATTATTTTCTGTTCCATTATGCATTTTAAATTTTTTTATAAAGTCTTCATGATCTTTTATATCATGTAAACTTTTATATGTTATATTAGAATTTTTTGGAGTAGAATAACTAGTTAAATTACAGTCATGATAATAACAAATTAATTTAATGGTAGGTTCTAAATGTTCAGATAAAGTATTAAGCATATAATGAGCAGAATCTTTTAATATATTTTCATTAAAAGAAGTTACAAAAGTTATATGTGGCATTTTATTCTTCATCTTCTGTCCAAGCTGCATCAGGATTTTCAGAGGGTTCATCTAAATTACCTACATTATCCCCACTATACTTCCCTAAATTATCTTCTAGAGATACTAAACATTCTTCAGCATTGGTTAATTGCTCAAGTAATTTAACCATATCATCTACCAAAGTAGGATGTTCTCCCACAGCTACAGGTTTTTGAAAACCTAATTCTAATTGAAATAATGCTTTATTTTTCTGAGATTCAAAATGATTTTGTAAAGCATTATATAATTGATTATACAACATCTTTTATAAGTCCTTTCATCTGTAACCAATCATGATCATGGTTCCATTCAATAATATATTTATGATCATGAGATCTACTTGGATTCCAATTAGAAAACCAAGGACCTCCTGTAGTAAAATGTACATTCTTTGCTTCAAGATCAGTAGGTGAATGACCATCTAACCAATTCCATTCTTCAGGTATTCTACCTATATCTGCTTCTTTATCAGGTAGCCAACCAAAACCATGTAACCATCTACCTGTTTGTGTATTAACTACTTTAGGTGTAAGTCTTTTATTATAGTCATGTCCACAATTAAACATCATAAGACTTGACCAGTTCTTTCTACGATATGGTTCTTGAATTTGACCATCCATCTTTGTAGTTTTTTCTGGTTCATATTTATGATGAACACAATATACAGGATAATAATCCATATTACATAAGTCAAATAATTCTGTTATATCTGCTCTAACATACATATCTGAATCCATAAATAAAGCTTTACCCTCATACATTTCTAAAGCAGGAACAAGAAACCTTGAAAAACTAAACTCTGTAGAAAAAGGTTTACCATCTATAGCATCCCATTTCTGTCCTTCCTCATCTGTTGTGTGTTCTCTTTTATATAAACCCATATCCTTGAGAATATTTAATCTAAGAGGTCTAATTTTAACTGGTGAGGTAGCTATTCTTTTTAAAGAAAATTTTAAAACTTCATAAGCTTCATGATCTTTGGGATCATATCCAATATAAACTGTATTTATAATTTTATTATTACTCATCTTATATCCTAATGTAAAGAGGGCAGAGCAAGATAATCTTGATGCCCTCAAGTCAATTAATTGATGGTGATTTGTTTTGGTTTATCCTCTTCAGGAATATTTTTTTGTAAGTGAATATGCAATACACCATCTTCAAAGTTTACATCTTTCACTTCTACTAATTCTGATAATGAAAATACCTTTTTAAAAGTTCTATGTCCAATACTTTTATAAATATAATGTTCATTATCATTTCTTTTTGCACGATCTCCTTCAATTATAAGCAGATCTTTTTGCCAAGTTATTGTAAGCTCATCCTTTTTAAATCCTGCTAAAGCCATCTCAATACAGAAATTTTCCTCATCTTGTTTAATAATATCATGAGGGGGATAAGTATCTATAGATCTGTTATGAAACGTATCTATTTGATTAAATAAGCTCTCAAAACCTATAGCATGTCTGTGCATTTTATCAAAAATATTCATCTTTTCTCCTTTATAAGCGAGTTATAGAACCCATAATTGGCATTCTATAGTGGAATTATTACACACTTTTCTATGAAAGTCAAGAACTTTGTACAGTTAATAGACAATGGGCTTGAACATCCTCTATATCATATACTTCTTTAACTTCGTTCATAACTCTTACTTTTTCCTGTTCACATTCTTGTTCTGTAACATACTCATGTATTTCTAATTTAGGATCACCATTAAAAGAAATAAGAATATATAATAACCATACTGCTTTCATCTAAGTATCACCTCTGAATTTGTTTCAATCCACACTCTAGCTCCACAAGATAAAGGTTTATCAGGTCTATAAATAACTTTACTCTCTCCTAATATATCTACCTCATGTGCATAATTATTATTCTTATAAGTTTTAATAGTAATGACAGGTTTATTTGTACCATGTTTCTGATTAAATTTTATATTATGTTGATTTACATGTATTCTTTTTATCATTTAAGTATCACCTTTTCCAGATTCTTCTGAAAAATATTTATTAAATTTATCTTCTTCACCATCATACTTTTCACTATCATCAGGAGGTGTTCCTTTACGTGTTATGTTTGCCCATATGCCTGAATATTTTTCATTTACATCTAACCATTTATCTGCTTCCTCTAATGAATCAGGAACAATAGCTTCAGTTGGACACTCAGGTTCACAAACTCCACAATCTATACACTCATCAGGATGAATTACTAGCATGTTTTCTCCCTCATAAAAACAGTCTACAGGACAAACTTCTATACAGTCCATGTACTTACATTTTATACAAGCTTCAGTTACTACATATGTCATTCTATATCCACTAATTCACAAACACCTGCAGTACAGGCAAGTTGTTGTGATCCTTTCGTGTTATCTTCTGTTTCAAATTCCTGTAACTTATTCCAATCAATATTTGTAGGCATAGCTTTTGCTAACTTTTTATAAGTCTTCTCATCTATATCCTGATATGGTGCTTGTTGATATGTATAATCAGAAAAGGGTAAGAAAGATATACCACTTACATGTTCAAAGTTTTCCCAACACCATGCACCTACAGAAATCCATTCCTCTTCTTTAACACTAATAGTTACAGAAGGTTTATGTTCACACCAATGTTGTGCATACTCTTTCCATATCTCTAATTGTTCAAGAGCAGATATATCTTTTCTACATACTGAACCTTCAGGAGCTTTCATAGGAAATGAAAATATAGTAGTATGTTCTGGTTTCATTACATCAGGTTCATTAGGTATACCAGATGCTTTCATAAACTCTGTTAATGGATCTTTATTATCACCTCTAACTGTTCTTATATAGTAAGGATTATGTCTTGCATGAATACCACTAGCACTATCAACTAATTGACTGACAGTACCTGAAGGTTTAACACAAGTGATAGCAGTTGATTGTGGGATGCCTAATTTTTTAGCAAGTTCTTTATTGGTTTCAATCGCATGATTTTTTAAATGTTTTAATGTAACACCTACACCAGAAAATGAACCATTTAATTCAGGACAATCCATAATACCTGTAAGAGATACACCTAATAATCTTTCTTCTTCTGTATTGTTCTGCCATCTCTTTCTTAGGTAGCCAAAATTTGTAAAGGTAGATTGTATTGTACCTAAGATAGTAGCTATTCTTATTTTATTTTTTAAAGTTTTAGCAGTATCTGTAGAACGACATACAACTTCAGTTAAGTTACAGAATTGATTTGGTCTAAGAATAATTTCACTACAAGGATTAGTACCAAAATCCCAATCAGGATCTCTTCTACCATTTTCACTAGCTTTCTTTTGTGCAGATACTCTATTAAATATTCCACGTTCACCTGATTTACTTTCATATAAAGACAACCATTCTTTCATAAAGACACCAGCATCAGGTTTTTCTGTATAAGCAACAGAGTTATTAGCTAATGCTCTTTGAGGATTATCATTCCACCATTCACCTTTCTTAGCAACACGTATACGTTGGTCTGATAAATTAGATAAAGATATAAGTGCTGACCTACGTACACCACCTACAACTACAACCTCACCTGTCTTACATACAATGTCATGGCATTCCATACTATTTAATTTTCTACCTCTTGCACCTTTAAATTTACTAATAGTAAAATCAAATAAATCTACTAAAGGTTGAGGACCACTTGCTCTACCACCAAATGTTTTTAATCTAGCACCTGCAGGTCTTACTTTTGTTACACTTACTTTTGGTATTCTACCTGTATAAAGATAAGATATTAAATCTCTAAATGCTCTTGCCCATCCTTCTTTAGAATCAGCAACAGATACAACATCATCTGTATTTTCAAACTCTTGATCAGGTATAGTAGGTAGCTTATCTGCATACTGTCTTTCAACAGAGAAACCTACACCTGTTCCATTCATAAGTATATATAACACTTCATCAAATGCTCTTGGACTATCAATAGGAATATAAGAACAATTATATCCTGCTATATTCTCTCTATCTAATGCTCCACCTGCAGTCATTAATGCTCTCATGCTAGGCATAACTTGTAATGATAGTATAGCTTCTTCTATTTCATCCCATTCTTTATTTTTAATAACACCTTTATAATTTGTACTCATATGATTTTTAAAATATGATATTAATCTACCTACAGTTTCACTCCATATCTCTCTTCTACCTTCCTCTTCTAACCATCTTGAATACCTAGACATATGTATAAATGATTGGTATTCAGTAGGTAAATAATTACTACCCATTAAAGATGCCATCTAGTTGTCCTTTCCATATTTTTTTTCAATTAATAATTGGGCATAGTGAATTACTTTTTCTAAATCTTTTTTACCTTCACCTTTTTTCTTATGTCTAGTAGTATATTTTATTATATTACCCTCACAAAAACCAAAATTATTTGCCAGAATAAAATCAATAGGTTGTATTGCACAATCTTTATAATGCTTCCCTCCAACTTGTTTATCTGTTGCTATTATGTTTTCTTCTGCTGTTTTTCTAGTCATGTATTCATCATGTCTTTCTCTCATAGTTCCATCTCCATATTCAAATAAAGTTTCATAAGGATCATCCTCTAAGTAAGGCATTAATTTTTTTTCTGATATAAGTATTTGGCTTAGACGTAATAATTTTATACGCAAAGCTTCTAGTATACTCTGAATCCAAATTTGCCATGTCACAAACAAATTCAAAATTTTCACACGTTACCCCCACTTCAGCAAAGAACCAACCCTTTGCTCTATCTCTTGCTTGTATAGCAATATCTGATTCATTAGTTTCCTCAGCTTTAGTTGCATCTAATAAAGCTTGTAATATTACAGCTATAAATAATATTCTTTCATTGGAGGTACTACTACTCACTCCTACGTCATAATCGTTTATCTTCATTATTTAATAATTCTTCTATTTTAATTATATCTTTATGCTTCGTTCTAGTAAACTTTTTATTCACACATCTTTTATCAGTTTGAAATCCTTTTCTTAAATTTAATAAAGTAGGATGGTCATACCCATTATTCTTTGAAAATTCTCCTAAATGTGTTACCTTAGTCTGACTATTATCTTTAAATGTAATTAAATAATTCTTAGTTACATAACTTTCAATAGGTCTGTAAAACTTACCACCAACATAAGAATTATAATAAGCAGGTTCATCACTACCTTTCATAGTAGCAGTAAGAACATGCCACTTTACTTGATAGTACATTTCATAATAATTTAAACTTCTTTTATTTTTATACTCTGCTATGACTTCAAACGTAAAATATTTCTCTCCTATCTTTTCTATATCTTCCTTTAAATACTTGGAAGATCCTATGTAAGATTCCCATCCAGATTCTTTCTTAGTCTTTCCTATATAATATTGTTTACAACCTACATATGCTTTCCCATTTTTTAAATTAGTTATAATATATACAAAACCAAACTTTGACAAGTTAGGTTTAAAGATTTCTTTAGTGGGGTAATCAACCCAATGATTCTTTACCAATTTGTAATTTCCATTACTTCAGGTTCTTTACCAACATTAGTAAGAAATCTTCTACCTTTTGCATAATTAAATACACGTAATCCTTTACCTTGATTAGCATCACTCCAACAAATACGCTTGTGTGGACAATAGATACAACCAATAGCAAGCTTACGATTACCACTAACTCCATCAGGCAAATCACTATAACACCTAGCAGGTGGTTTATCTGTAGAAATAATCTTTTTAAGATGTTTAATCCTATCTTTAGCATTAATCATTTCCATATCATGTAATTTTAATAAGGCAATATTACCATTCTGTTTATCAATAGCCAAGAAAGCTGCCTCTTTTTTTCCTTGTGCTTGAGCATAAGCAGATATTTGTCCAATATATCCAAATGGATCATCAAGCATTAAGGTTCCTTGATTAAACTTTTTGAACCCTGTTGCCGAAGAACTTTTACAATCTACTACAACTCCATCAATAGAACAATCTTGATGACCATCCACACCTTCTATATTTAATTTTTTTTGTTTATCAGTTACTTCATGTCCTGCTAACGTAGAAAAAAGTAGAAGAAGAGATTCTAATAAATGACCATATAAAAATTTAATTCTCGTAGGTGAAGATAAGGGTTCTCTTTCTTTAGTATTCCTCATCTCATACCATGTTTGTCTATCAGGTTTTCCTACTAATGATAATCTTAAATTAGAAGATGACTCTCTTTTGGTATATAAAAAATCTAATAAATGACTTCTTAATTCTCCCAAGAATATTTCTATTTCATCTTCTACTTTTTTTTTGGGTATGGGAGGTCCACCATCCCTTGTAAAAAGGTTGTATATATCTTGAACTAACGTGTCGATATTTTTCATGGTTTACTCCCACTTTAATTAGTTGAAATTAATATCCTCATCAACTGCATCTGTAGAATTATATCCCTCAACTACATCAAATGCTTCATCTGAATCTGAGTTGTAAGGAATTAAATCAACTACCTGTACAGAACGTAGATCTGCAGACGTTCCTTGTCTACCTCTATACTCCCAATCGTAAGTATTGTATAAAACATTTACAACACTTCCATTTCCTATCATTACGTTTGATAGGGTACGCTTTTGTGCATCCATTAATTCAGGTGCACGATTCATGCCACCATCTTTACGTCTGACTTTTCTTTTAATAGTGACAAAATCTCCACGATCATCCCCCTTATTCTTTATGGAGATACCATCTTTTTTTGCTAACTTCACGTTCTTCTCATCAAGATTACAGACATCTACTGTCCACATTCCATCAGGATCAAACGTAGTATTTGGACTTGCAACTGCTGCCCAATATGCTTTTCCGTTAATGACACTCATAGGTGTACTCCTTTCTTTATTTAAAATGAATTATCGCATATTTTTTAGTTATTGTCAAT